ATCATGCACTAGAAAGGTACTTTGGATTTAAAATTACTGAGGACGTACATGGCGTTCCAGCCTTACAACCAGAATTAAGAGACCAAGCAGCATATTACGCAACACTAGTTAATACAGGTATAATGACACCTAACGAAGTCAGGGATGCAATGAACATGGAATCAATTGATGGACATGATGATTTAAGAGTCCCAGCAAACATAGCGGGCAGCGCAGCTGACCCAAGTGAAGGTGGCAGACCACCTGAAGAAACAGAGGAAAATAATGAACAAACCAGCGATTCTTAAAACTCTAATGGATTACTTTATGTCTAAGGGCAAGGTATACACAATAGACGAATACAAAGCAGCAGCAGACGCTCCAATGCGTTTTGCAGTTGCAAAAAGAGCATTTGGCTCTTGGGCAAGAATGACACAGATGATTGAGCATAAAATGAGAGTAGATAATACTGTTATGGAAGCTCCTAAAGCTGCCCCAAAACCAAAAGCAAAGCCAGCTCCTAAAAAAGCTGAAGTAAAAGGTAAGTAATATGTCAGATAAAATCTTTCATTGGTCATCTACTTTCAAAACACTAGGCGAAGATGACGATGGTAGCGTAAACATAAAAGGTTATGCTAGCACTAACGCATCGGATAGAGCTGGTGATGTAATTGACCACGAAGCATGGACTAAGAATGGTGGATTGGAAAACTTTAAAGGTAATCCAATTATTCTCTTTAACCATGACTATAACAAACCAATTGGTCGTGCAACTTCACTAGAAGTTAACGAAAATGGCCTTGAGCTTGGAGCTAGAATCTCTAAGTCTGCGGGCGATGTAAAAGAATTAATCAAAGATGGCGTACTTGGAGCATTTTCCGTGGGTTTCCGAGTCAAGGACGCTGATTATATAAAGGAAACCGACGGATACATGATAAAGGATGCTGAACTATTTGAGGTTTCAGTTGTAAGTGTACCTTGCAACCAGGCCGCAATGTTCTCGATTGCAAAATCATTCGATTCTCAATCAGAATATGATGAATGGAAAGCAGAATTTTCGAAAGAAGAAAAACAGGCTCATGAGATGGAAGCAGTAAATACTGACGAAATTGATGCGCCACAAGCCGTGGGTAAAACCACTCAACAGGAGAGACATATGTCTACAGAAAAAACTACTCCAAATGCTGAGTTTGACTTAAAGGCGTTCGCGGAAGAGGTGGCAAAATCAACTGCTGCTAAAATCGCAATGCAACAAGCAGAACAGAAAGCAAAAGAAGTAAGCGAAGCTGAAGAAAAAGCTGTGAAACTGGAAACAGAAGTAACAGAAAAAGAAGCTGAGCAAGAAAAAGTTAAAACAATAGTAACTGCCGGACTTTCAGGAGCTGAGAAGCTCGTAAACGAAGTTGAAAAACGCGTTTCAGAAAGACAAGGTGATTTAGAATCTGTTGTTAATGAACTACAAAAAGACCTATCAGAAAAGAAAGATGAGATTAACGCTATGCGTGAGTCAAAAAGAAACTTCTCTGACAGAGGCGACAGCAACTGGCAGAAAGCCTTCCAAAGCGACATTGATGACGCTTGGGTAATGGGACTTGCTACAGGAAAAGGCTGGAATACTAATATGGCTTCAGATGTCATGCAGAAAGTTAACGCGCATTCAGGCGTTGGCGTTTCATCAGCTGACTTTGAGCAAACAGTATCAACAAATATCGAAAGAGATATTCAGTTAGAGCTAGTACTAGCACCGTTATTTAGAGAAATCCAAATGACTTCAGCTACTCAGATTCTACCTATCTTACCAGACGCTGGTTACGCTGAATTTACAGCTAACCAAGTAGCATCTGGGTCTTCACCTCATGGAAACTTAGAGGAAAGAGGAGACACAGTTGATGGTACATATTCTGGTATAGATATGACTGAAAGAACACTTTCAACCAAAAAACTTATTTCACAATCTTACTTAGGTAATGAGACTGAAGAAGATGCAATCCTACCGATTCTTCCTTTAATTAGAGAGTCAATCATTAGGTCTCATGCAAGAGGTATTGAAAATGCACTACTTTTAGGTAATCACGCTGATGGTGTTTACGGTACAAGTGGAGCAGCTTTTGAAGGACTAGTCACAATGGCTGGTGCTAACAAAACTCAATCAGCTACTGCATTCGCATCTGAGTCTTTAACAGCTTCAATGTTGTTAAATGCTAGAAAGAATATGGGCAAATGGGGTATGAATCCTAGAGATGTTATTTACATCGTGAATTCAACTGAATACTTCAACCTATTATCAGACGCAGAGTTCCAAGATGTTAACTTAGTTGGCAACATGGCAACAAAACTGAATGGTGAAATCGGAGAAGTCTTCGGCTCAAAAGTAATCGTATGTGATGAGTTTAAAACTCCAGCTGTAAGCAAATTCTTTGCTTTAGCTGTCAACGCGAAAAACTTTGTAATGCCTAGATTAAGAGGTGTTACTATCGAGTCTGACTACGAAGTAGCAAACCAAAGAAGAGTATTAGTCGCTTCGCAAAGACTAGGTTTTACCGACCTTATCGATGCTTCAACAGCGTGTCATACACTTCAGTATAAAGGTAGTTAATACTTTTAGAAATCCCGTGGTGGGGGCAACTCCACCACACTTTTTATAGGAAAATATATGGCAGATTTAGTTACATTACAGCAATACAAGGACTTCGCAGGACTGACTAGTATAAAGAATGATGCTCGAATAAATGTAGTTATAGACCAAGTTTCCCAACTCGTTAAGACTTATTGCGGGAGTACTATTATAGATTATGCTAGTACTAATAAAGTCGAATATAAAAATATAAAAGATTCCATAGTAGATACAATTATCCTAGATGAATCTCCTTTGATACAGGTAGTATCCGTACAAGAAAGAACAAGTCAAGCAGACGCGTATGTTACACTAATTACAGAAAATTCTGACAGTAGTGGTAAATATGAATATGTAGTTGACGATGAATCAGACAGTATAACAAGAACAAATAGTACAGGTAATAAGTACTGGGCTAAAGGAATGAAGTCAGTAAAAGTTACTTATAAAGCAGGGTACACAAGTACTCCAGAAGATTTAAAATTAGCAGTATTTGATTTAATCAAGTACTACATGAAAGACGAAAGAAAAGAAAGACAGTCTATATCAGGAGCTAGTGTAGAAAATGTACTATCCTCGAGTTTAGCAGGAAACATAGGATTCCCAGATCATATTAAGCGTATACTTGATATGTATAAATTATATAGTTAATGGCTATAAAAGCAATTGTAGACGAATATAAAGGCTTAATGAAAAAAAGAATGTCACAGATAAAATATGTGTCAGGTATTGGAGACAAAGTAGTTTTAGACTTAGTAATGGGTGGTGAAGACTTTATAAAATCAATAAGAAAAGGAACCAAAGATATTATATCTGCTAATCTGATGAATAAGAAAGCTAATGATGCTACTTATTGGAGAACGGCTATTCAAAAATCTATAGCAGACATCAAAACATCTAATAAGTGTGGGCGTTCTTTAAGTGCTTGGAACAATAGTATTACCTCTAGAGGTATTTACTTAGTTAAAGATAATAGAAGAAAGAACGCCATTTTAGTTAGATTCATAAAGGATGGTACTAATATAAAAGCAAACGATAGTGCCGTTAACGCTATAGCAAAAGCATTTAGAGATATAGTTTACGACAATTGGATAGATATAGTAGCTGATGCTAAACTAGACTTATTTAGTGGAAAAAGTATAGATAAAAATAGTATGATGCCTTACACAAATCATAAAGGTGTAAAAGGGGTTAAAAAAATTAGTAGCCAAATAGGGCAAAATACTAATATTAGTCACCAAGCAGGAACTACAAGAGCTCAGTTAGCTATACAAGAGTTAAGAAAAAGTACTCCTGCTGTTATTCCAACATTACATGTGGAAATTTTAAAAGTTTTTGATTTTGCAGAACAAAATATGCAAATCTCTTGGGGAAGATCAAGTAAAAAGAATAAGGTAGGAAGTTATACTTTTGATACTAAAGTTAATACAAAACTTGAGTATAATGTAAAGGGTAGCAAACAATTAGCAGATACTGCAGGTATGCTTGGGCAATTTGAAAGAGCTACTGCAGAATATATAAAAACAGAAATAACAAGACCAGGCTCTCCTCTCTTTGGACTCACACAAAAAGCTAGTAAGTCCATAAAACAACAAATAGCAGAAGATGTTATAAATGATATAGTTATACCCCTTACAAAAGGTGGAAAACCAGATAGAAGATTTAGTATAGTAAAAAAGATGACTGCTAAGAAATTCAAAGCAGAGAGAAGAGCACCTAGAGTTGTAAAACAATCTAAAGGTGTTGGGAATCTTTCTCAGACAGCTACTTTATCTTTATCTGGAAAAACGGTTAGAGGTAGACCTGAAAAAAGTAAAAGAACTAATCAAGATAATTTAGTAAGCCTAAGAGCTTTAATAAATAAAAGATTAGGAGCCGAAGTTAGAAGAAACATGGGAAGACCTGCACTAGAGAATAGAACAGGAGATTTTTCCAATAGCGTAGAGTTAATGGACTTACGTGAAACGAAAGGAGGAATAAGTGGAGCTTATACCTATACTCTAACAGGCGGTGGTAGAAGTAAAAATAGACAAGGTGTATACCAAACTTTTGAAAATGGTGGAAGATGGCCTGAAGGGTACAACCCAAAACCTCTTATATCAAAAAGTATAAGAAACCTTGCACTACAATACACGGAGCAGAAATTTACAAGTCTTAGGAGGACATAATGGCATCACAATATAGAACAGCAAGAAAGAAATTAGTAGATGCACTTGTAAATAAAATAAACTTGATTGATGGAAATTTTCCTTACAATTCAAATGTATTTAATAATGCTCACGCAGGAATGGTATTTTTAGACGAAATTCAAGAGTTTCCTAAAATCTGCATAGTAGCAGGAGATGAAACTAGAGAATACCAACCAAACGAATTCAAATGGAGATTTTTGAGTCTGGACATAAGAGTTTATGTCGAAGACCAGGATGACCCACAAGAAGTCTTAGCTATTTTAATGGAAGATATTGAAAGAGTAATAGACGACAACGATGTTTTGACTTACGATGATACTGTAAGTCCAAACTTAACAACGACTTCCTTAACTTTGCAGTCAATGTCATCAGACGAAGGTGTGTTATCACCTCTCGGCATTGGCGAACTGACTTTAGAGTGTAGGTATTAAACGAAATTATGCAGCTGATAAACGTCTAGCTAAATACTTTCAAAGTAAAATAATAGGAGAAAGCAAATGGCTTTAAATCTATCGAGAAAT